GTAATACGCGACCAATTGATTGCAGCGAGCGTATCTTACTCTTTGTTGGAGAAGAGAACACTATATTATGTAGGTTGCGAATGTTCACGCCTGTCGAGAAAGTGCCATAACTCGCCACAATGATTGCATCGTTTTCTTGTTCAGTAATATGTCTCACTGCTTCGCGATCCTCTGCCTCAACTCCACCATGGATAAAAAATACTTTACGACTATTTGCCTTTTCACCTATCAGATCATATAATATTTTACCGTGTTTTTCGACATAAGTAAATAAAATTAAACTATTTCCTTTGAGATTTATTGCAAGATCTCGTATAAAATTATTTCGACCTTCATGCTGAGTCAAAAAATTCATCTCATCAGGATAAGTAAATCCTTTAATCGCTTTACACACTACATCAGGGTATTTCAATACAATACATTTGATACTAAAATTCGCTAGTTGTTTGCGTTCAATTAACTCTTTTGTAGAGATGGCTTTAAATACAGGTCCAAATAATCCTTCTAAAACCAACTTATTGACTTTACTGTCATCCAGTGTTCCTGTTGTACCAATACGAACATCACAATTGATTAGTTTAGTCATAATACTTGTCAATGACTTTGCTTTAAAAGTATGCGCCTCGTCACCAATAATGAAGTCAAACTGTGAGAAGTATTTTTTGGGCATATCGTAAATTGACTGCCAAGTAGAAATGATTAAATCCGTATCTGGAATTTTGCTCTCGCCACCAAATATTTTTTGGCAGTGTGTTTCGACTTTCCAACCATTGTTGGTTGAATAGTTCATAAAGTCACTATACATCTGAGTGACGAGATTAATTGTAGGAACAATCAACAATCCACGCTTCTTGCCACTGTTTAACAGATAACGAATCATCATATAGATGATTAATGATTTTCCTGATGCGGTAGGTGAAACGAGCACAGTTCTCTTTTTCGTAAGTCCGACGCTAGACGCGAGATACTGATAGTCTCTTGGTTCTATCGGAAGCGAGAGAGCACTCGCAAGATTCTTTGTATCGATCGGATAGACTTCTTTGTCTTCATCTATAACCTCGAATGTATAATTTTTTTGTTTGCAGAAAGTCTTTATATATCCAATCAGTCCCGCATAAATTTGCTTCGTGCGTAGGTTGAGCAAACGAATTTTTCCATCCCAGTATTTGTTTCGGAACGCTGGGCTGAACTGATACCCAGGAGTCGAGAATGTAAAAAACTCAGACATTTCCTGAAGTATTGCATCTTCAGCATGAACTTGCACATAGATGTTATCCACCTTTTCAACAACGACATGTTCAATCATTTTATTCTTTCTCGAATAACCAAAGGTCTTCAAAATTTCCATCTCTGGTTTTCTTTGGTTGTCTTTTGCTAGAATGAACTCCCCATTGCACCTTATAGTGTTTGAGGAATTTTAAATGTTTCTCAACAATTGCTTTCATATCTTGACTGATGGAAGTAAACTCGCCATGAACATTTTTATAATTTGATATTACAAAAGCAAATCTTGCTCCTGGACGCATAACTTCTAGACTCGTCAATACTGTTTGTTCCCAATAGCCAGACAACCAATCTGAATATTTTGGATATAAATTGATGCTTTGCTCTTCTCCAGGATAAATCTCTAAATCATAATATGGTGGGCTGAATAACACTGCATCAACTTGCTCTCTGTACTTGTCAGCAAAGTTGTGTCTCTCTTGAAGTTTCTCACTTGGACACAGGTATAGATCGATCTGTTTGTTATCAGAACAAATTAAACTGTTATTGTAGTCTAACCAGTGCTGATGAAGTAGATTACCATTTGCAACTACTCCAGGTATCACATCAGTTGATATAAATTTTTTCCAGTTAGTGGAATAAAATCCAATCTGATAAGCATTCCATCCCATGCAAGGAGCAAAAAGAGTGTCGCCGTTAAATAAATTCTCCATGATTGCTTTATATGTAACTGGATTAAAGATACTGGCTTTGTTACAACCAAACATAAAGTCAGTCCAGAATTGACTATAATCGCTGTTTTTAATTTCTAGAATGTGCGCAAAGAAGGCTGGTGATGCTAGACTGTTTCGAATTTTAAAATCTTCGAACATGACTTTCATTAGACCGAAGGTATATTCAAAATCATTTGCGTGTAATTTTTTTGTGTTGTAGAACTGATCAAAATTTATGTTCTTGCTAATACGACCATACCTTGACAAAGTTCTACCTACGAAAGTGTCATCAACAAACACTTTATCAGAAGATGAAATCTGAAAATAGTAATCTAATGAATTATCAATAGCCACAACTTTATCGAACCACTGAGACAGAGTGACTTCTGGTTCAATCACCAATGCTTGATAAAGTTTTTCTTTATAGAGTTGCAGATTCTGTGGTCGAATGTCTTCTGGCTTCTTGCTCACTTTTTTGATAAAGTCATCAAGTGTGCAACGAACGACAAATTTTCCAGACCTATCACTGCCATTAAGTACTGAGATCTGTTTAGAAAACTCTTTGAATGATACCTTCGTTGGTTGTATCAATTGTAAGAACTGATCTTTTGTGTATATCATCGAGCACCTTGAATAAACTTCTCCCAGCCCATGTACTCTTTCAACTGCCAAGTGCGATTGTTGAGTTCTTTCATCACATTGGTGCAAAAGTTTGCAGCCTCTTCATGATAGGCTTTTTTGCGTTTAAGTTTACTCAAATCATCATCACCATCTAGATACACAGTGATATCTGATTTAAGTGTAAATCTAAATGGTTCCCAACCAAGTTTGTTTAATTCATCTTGATCTAATTTACCACTGTAATACATCCACTTGAGTTTCTTTAATTTGTCAAACTCAAGTGCTGCGCGTTTGGCTGCAAGATTATGCAAAGAAAGATATTTGTTATACTTGTTATGAATCAGTGGAATGCGAAGGATCTCTTTGCCAGGTTCTGTAGTATCAACCTGAGAATCCTTTTCCCATTGTGCCATCAATTCTTCAAGTGGAGGTGTTTCTATTTTCATACATGAAATTATACATTATTCTTCATCAAAAGGCAAGTCACAGCAAAAGTTGCCTTACAATAATTAATGCAGTATAATCAGTATGTTCGTTATGAACGAACTCTCAAGAGTTAATACTAGATTCTTTCGTAGTCATAGTAAGAGAATCTAAATGTCGCATCTGCAGTGATAATATTTTCTGCAGAGTCTTGCGAAGAAAATAATATTGTCGAAAGTGATGTTGGAAACATATCGATAAATTTGACACGAAAATTTGCATTATTTTTATTTGTATATAATGTCAATATTGAATTGCTATATTGTGGTTTGTTATTAAAATCTTTGCGAAAGAGTGGAATGCGATCTAATCTTTTTAAATCTATGTACTCTTTAAAGTCTGATGGAAAGGTTATTGCACGAATCCAATCATGAATGTCACTCCATGCACGAAGATCTTCGTCGACAAGAAATGTAATGTTGAAAGTGTCATATACAATTTTTTCGCCAGGAACATATAGATCTACAAATGGAGTCTGTCGTGGAATTTCAGTGAGCGAAACTCCAGGGAAGTTGGCAGTTTGACAAAAGTATGTTGTTGCAGGCAAGCGATCGAATATCACTCTAAATTTTGTACTTTGCAATAAATCTTTATTCGTCGGTGCGCGTTTTTCTGCTGTCATCTAGATATTTCCGTAAATCTGTGATCTTCTCTTTTTCAATTAGATCTATAATAAAATTCGTTAGTTCAATCTCTTTGTGAATAAAAAATAACTTTTTATTCAATTGTTCTAATCTTTCTGAGTAATACTTCAGCTCCTGCTTTTTTTGTTTACGCAGATCTTTTAAATCAGATAGAAGAACGATAGTAGCCATACAATTATTTAGGGTAAGAAAAAGGGGTGGATTCTTTCGAATCCACCCCCGAGTCACTTTGCCTTGTTATTGGTATAAATTTGGCAAATGTTATGCGTCAATTATTGATTGACATTTAGGACTTTGAACTTACGATAGTAGTAGTTATTACCGTTTGCGATTGTTCCATTACCTGAACCAGTTGCAAAAGGATTTGCAACGAGACCATAACGGGTCTTGAAGCCAACCTTTGGCTGGTAAGTTGTTGGATCAATTGCACGTACCATCTGTAGTGGGACGTATGGGCAATAGAACAAGCCAGCATCATAAGCATTTGTTCCCTTGTAGCCTACAACCACATAGTCTGAACCTTGTACAGAATATGGATCAACATAGACCTTCAAGCGTCCGAATAGCGTACCAGCAAAGGTATTGCCTGTATCGTCAACCGTTAGGTTTGTGTTGTTGCTTAGAGCAGAATTGTAGTCAAGAAGACCTGTCATTGCGAGAGCTGATGCAACATCGGTTGAAACGATGAGCATATTGCCCTTGCCACGACGTGTGTCTTTGGCGATCTTATTGGCTGCTTGTTCAATTCGGAATAGAAGTGATTTATACTTCTCAACCTGCCAACGACCTGATGAACCACCTGCAGCATCCGTTAGTGTTGAACTTGATAGGTTAACAACATTTTGGGATACAGATGTGATACCAACATTCGCAGTTGCATAGATCGTACGAATAACTTCGCGGTTGATTTCAGCAAGAATTTCAGTTGACAAAATATTTGTCAATTCTGTTTCTGCATCGAGACCGTGAATTGCCTTGAGATCTTGTGCAAGTTCTAACGTGTAAGCTGCTTGCAAACCGCGTGACTTGGCTGTAACCGATACGCGATCGATTTGGAAGCCCATAAACTTCATTGTTAGATCTTCTGCAGCTGATGTCGCCATGCCTGCACCAGTATTGGCTAGACCGAAGACTGCTGAATTTGCTTCACCAAAATTGTCAACTGCTGCAGTATGCGTGCCTTCACCAGAATGTGCAGTATTGGCTTCATTGAAGAGAGCCTCACTACCAAGTGCTGTTGAAGTTGCGAATGTTGAACGCATTGCGAAAATCAAACCTGTTGGACCTGTCATTGGCTGAACGCCGCAAACATCATAAGCCATTAGGTTTGGTAGCGCACGACGGACAAGACCGATGAGAATTGGGTCGAAACCCTTGATTCCACCTTCACTGCCGACCACTGGTGACATACCACCGCCAACTGCGTTGGCTGGTGATGCTTCCCAGAGGTTTTGCATTGTGCGTGATTCTTCCATAAGGGCACGCTCTTGATTTTCGAGAACTAGTGCAGTAACTGCACGCTTGTAAGGATCTGTGATCTTTGGGAGTTCTGCGTGATCAAGAACTGGAGCCCACTTTTTTGCATATGTTTCGTTTAGATACATTTTATAACTCTCCTGAGTTCTTAATTAGATTAGGCTTTTGGAGCCGTTTTTGTGATTGCCTTAACATAATGTGCCATTAGACCATTTACTTGTGCTACTTCTTCAGGCTCTTCAATACTTGTTTCTTGAATTACCTTCACTTCACTTGTCAATTTTTTGGCTGGGAAGTAGTTCTCGCGAATTACTGCGAGTTTGCTATTAAAATCACCCTCTGTGGTGAACTCCACGCTCTCTGCGAGCGAGATCATCTTAGCAATTTGTGTTTCCGTTAGACCTTCGCAAATTTTGCGAACAGCTTCGGTTTTCTTAGCAACGTTGAGTTGCTCAACTAGAGAAGCCTTCTCTGCAGCAGCAGTGACAACAGCTTCTTCAAGAGCAGCAACACGTGCTGCAAGTTCTTCTGCTACATCAACTTTCTCTTCTGGAATTTCAATGTAGTGTTCGTTGAATAGATTCTTGAGACCATTGATGAAATCATCAACTAGTTCTGCGCGAAGACCTGTTTCGATTGCAATTTGATTATCTTCAACCCATTGCTCAACGACATAGTTTAGATACTCATCAACTTGTGAAGACATTTCTTCCTTGATGGATTCAACTGCTTCAGCAAGGATTGCATCGTTTTCAGACATCACATCTTCGATGATGTTTCCAACACGTGATTGAACAGCTGTTTCGAAGATTAGAGTTGCTTTAACACGAAAATCCTCCGAGAGTGATTCGCCATTAAATAGCGCATCAACATCTTCTTTCATAGAACCTCTGTGCTTAGCAACTATATCCTTCATCATATCTTTCTTTGCTTCAGCGAGTTCTTCTTCAGAATACTCACCAGTTTCTTCGTTAGTACTGTTTTCTTCACCTCTTGCAATTTTATCAGACTCATTCATTGTTTTGTCGGCGAGTTCTTCGGACTCTGTGTTAGTCTCATCCACATTTTCAACATCAGCCTTTTCTGTTTCGATTGTTTCTTCGGCTTCTGCTACAACTTCTGCAGTCTCATCGGCTTCTGTTTCTTCCATTGCTTTTGTCTTTGCAGACTTTGCATCACCTTTTGTGGCTGGCTTTGGTGCTTCTTTTGCGTCAGCAGCTGCTTTCTTGCCAATATCTGATGGTGCAGTTGTTGGTGTTTGACCGCCGAGATCATCTATCTCTGCTGGTAGTTTAGATGCTGGTTCCTTGGCAGCAGACATTGATGCCTTTAGGATTTCTGCAGCGGATTCTGATAGTGTCTTACTCATTTGTTTTGACTCCTGAAGAAGTAATTATATTTATAAAAGTTACAGTTTTGACAAGAAATTTTCAAAGATCTTCAGAGAGATCTCATCAATTTGCTTTTGCTTTGCATTCTTGATTTGAGAATAATATTCATTGACGTCAATTTCCTTGACTTTTCCATTATCCCAAACCCACTCTTTACCTTCCATAATACCTTGAACGAAAGCACCTGGTGCGGACGGATCCGCTACAATATCAGCCGCTGTGGCTAGATAATAATCGTCTTGAACAACATTCACGCCATTGATTTCTTTTAAAGAACCCATGCCGCGAGATGACACACCGAGAGTTGCGCCGCCTTCCATAAGAGACTTGGCAATTTTACCCATTGGTGTTTCAAGAATTTTAGCCTTACCAATCCATTGATTTCCTTCTTGTTTCAATGAGGTGATAAGATGAGAAACGCGATCTAAATTAATTGTTGGAGAATCTGGATGACCCAATTCGCCAAATGCGCGATTCTTAGATATATATTCATCGCTGTAACGACCAACTTCTTTCGAAAGAGTATCGGTTTTGTACATACGACCATTTTTGTTTTTCATTTCTGCTACAAGGAATGGACCAGAGATGTAAAGTGATTTTACACCGTTCGTTTCTTCGGTGATCATCTGTACTTCTTCGATTGATTCTGTAATAAGTTTCATTTTTATAACCCCAATGATGCGCGCTTTCTGAGCGATCGTTTTCTTTGAATAAGTGCTCGAGCCATCTTTGCTTTACGCTTGATTTTGGCTCGACGTGCTGCGAGTTTTCTTTTCATTCTTTCACGCGGTGGAATGCGTACAAGTTTGCCACCACGAATAGTATAACCTGGAACTGCTGACAAAATCTTACGACGTTGAACTTTATTACCACGGACGCGTGCACGAATAAGTTTTTTACGACCCATGCGCTGTACATTGGCTTCAGCAATAATTTGTCGAACTATTTCTGATACGATACTCATTTTCCACCAATAGTAAACTGCACTTTGTTAAGAGCAAAATGAGCGGCTTTTTCAAAACCTTTTGGAGTTGTGAGCATGTCAGCAAATTTCTTTTTATTCTCGTCATTAAGTGCGCCATGCACCATATGAATGGCTTTTGCTGCACCGTGACTGACTTTTAATTTACTGCCATCAGCAAATTTAAAATGTTTTGATGCAGATGATACACCATCACCTTTTTGTGCAAATGCAGCAACTTGATCTATGTTTTCCATTACATCTTCCATTTGCATATTTACACCAGGAATAATCTCACCTGGAGTTTTGCCCGTTCCAGAATATGGAATAGTAATCACAAGACCAAGCTGTTTGTTTCGATACATTGCAACTTTGCGACCATCAGGGAAAATACGAATACCTCTTCTTTGAAGAACAATCATTACAGGAGGATTGTTTTCGTCTTTGAATGCAGCAATTGATTCAGTAAGAACTTCTTCACCTTCAATCTCATTATGTTGCATTAGATTTTTGCGAACTGCTTGAAATGCTTGCTGCGATCCGATTGCAGCACTAGAGGTTGCATCATAATATTTCGTCAAAACATCGCGATGTTGTTTTGTCAACTTAGCAATATCTCCAACTTGTGCATGACGACGCAACGCAAGTTTCAAGCGTGGAAGTTCATTGGAACTTATGGCTCCAGTTCGAACTAATGCAGCGATCCTTGTATTATCAAGCGCTGCTTGTCTCGTCTGCTGTGATTTCTGCTGATCCGTCGGATTCGCTTCCATCAGTTTCGACTTCAGTTGTTTCAGTTTCATTTGTTTCTTCTTGTGATCCTAGTAAAGTAGATGCAATCTCAACCTTTTTTACCTCCAATGCATCAGTGACACGATCATTTATTGCAGCTGAAAAAGCTGCTTTAAATGCTTCTTGATCGCCACTCAATGCCGCATTAACCAAATCAATAGTATTCATTTCTCTCTCCATTATTTACCTAATTTGTGAATTGAACGCTTGATCTAGACCATTACTATTTTGAGTAGAAATTTGTCCTTGACTTTGCGTTGCAGGTGTTGTAGCAGCTGCTGCAGTTTGAGAAAGTGCAGATGCAGCCTGTGCTGCAGCATTTTCTTGCTCAAGTTCTGCTTCCATACGTTCAGTACCCTCCTCATCAAAACGAAGAACGTGTTTCTTGACCCATGCGCGTGAGAAATATGTTCCAACATATGGATCAACTTGATTCATTAATTGAAGGCGAGTTGTCATCAGCTCTGCTTCCTTTAACTCAGTAAAGTTGTTGTCTTTGAGAAAATCATAATGAATTTTTTCTTTGATAACAGACCATTCGTCAATTGAGCAAATACCTTTAAGAGCAAGCTGACGCTGCATCAATTCGTCAAATAAAATTGTAAACTTGCCACGAATTCTTTTGATAAACTTACTAAACTTCAATTCGTCTCTTGTAATCTCTGTTGTACGACCAAGACTAAATCCAGTTTGCGTCTCTAGACGAGATACTGGAACATTCAATGATTTATATAGTTTCTGTTCAAAATAACGAACGTCTGACAACTCACCAAGATTTTGACCAGCTGGTAGAGTTGTAATCTCTGTTGATTTTCCCTCACCGCGACGAGGAATCCAAAAATCCTCCATCATTGACATAAACTTACGATCGTCTTTGACTTCGCCAGTTGCAGAATCATACACAACTTTATTTCTAAATTTTGTCATAATGTCGCGTAGATATTGTTCTGCCTTCATTTTAGGCATATTACCGACGTCGATATAAAACACACGACGTTCTGGAGCACGACTTAAACGATAAATTACTACAGCATCTTCAACCATTCTTAATTGATTGAGTGGCTTAATGGCTTTATGAAGATAAGATAAAACCATTTGACGTTTTGCATCGAGTAATCCTGAATTGACATTAATAATTGCATCAGGCGCAATCTTAACTGCGTTATCACTAATGGAAGTTACAATTTGCTGTCCTTGTTGCGATGCTTTTTCGTTGAAAATATAAAACTCTTCAACTCCAGATATAACCTCAATCTTTGTTCTTGGGTCTTTTTTCTTGATGACTGTACGAATTTTCTTGATCTTTCTCGGATCGATCGGCACTAGTTCTTGAATGCCCATCTTCGGTTGTTTTTCATCAATCAATACTTGATAAAACAAACGACCATCGATATACCAGTTACGGAATATATCTGCACCATAGTTTGAAAAGTCCAACATACGAAGTAAATGATCAAATTCTGCACGAATCATATCTTTGATTTTTTCTGGCTGTTCCAAATCATCAAGAATGATTGAAATTGATTTACCAGTCACATCATGTACAATTGTTTCATTGACAACTTCATCAATTGCTGATTCAAGTTCTGGTTGCATTGCCATCTCGCGATAGCGAGTGACAAGATCGTTTTCGTTTTTTAAACTGGCTTCGAGATCTAGATAAGTCCCAAAATATCCACCAGCGGTTACTGCAATCGCACCGTCATCACCTTCAGGTGTGGTAATTTGAGGCTGAAGTTGCTGTGGTGCATTTTCAGCTTTTGTTCGAACAATTTGAAATCCAAATAGATTGATTGCCATGCATTACTCCATAATATAGATGGGGGAGGTGATCCTCCCCCATTCAAGCGCATTATGCGCCTGCGAGAGATTCAATTGGTGATCTCAAGCTTCGATCAGAAGCGCCGCGATCTGTTGATTCCCAATACTGATATGCAAAATTAACTGTATATTCTTCGATTGTATCGTTTGAACCCCAATCGAGATCAATTTGAGCAATATCTGTTGGAAACATTCCAACAAACCTATACTTCTTCAACTGTCTTCCATCTTTACTGTACTGAAGCACTTCAGCATCAACACCATATGATTGGGAAGTTCTTGCGCGAAGTGAGCGTAAGTTTGTGACATTATCATTGATTCCACGAACCCATGATTCCATTGCGTTACGAATCAAGAAATCTTCATCGTTGATTACTGTTACCGACCAGTCAGCAAAAGTACGATTACCAGCAACCTTGACTTCGCGACCGAAATAAGGAATGGTAACCATACCAATCGTTGATCCTGGAAGAGCAGCAGTTTTCACCATGAATGAAGACTTTACCGAGGCAGAAGCACCAAGAGATGCATAGTTCGGAAACGTGAGTCGCACTTCAAACAGATTAGGGCGTGCACCGTCACCAGTAAGAGTAGTACGGAAATTATTTACATTAAAAGCCATTGTATTCTCCTGACTTTATCCTAGTCTATTTATTAGAAACGACCGACGATTTCATCGAAGGCTACACCAGTTCGGACAGCAACAAAGTTCAACTGAATAAAGTTGATGCTTCGTGCTGGCTTGACATAAATGTCACCAATGAACTCGTTACGATCAATGACTTCTGGAGTATTATTTGTTTCGTCACAAACAACACGGAAGTCATAAAGACCACGACGACCCTGTACTGTTCGAAGGAATGGCTCGACAAGATTTACAAAAGTTGCTCTTGTAAATTCATCATTGAATTCAAAGAGGCTTGCTCTTGCAGCGCGAGAGATTGCTTTTTCAAGAACGATAAACAAGCGTCGTACATTGATTCGATCGAATGCACTTGGTCGTGCTAACAGAGTTTTATCACCATAGAGCACAACACCTTCGCCTGGGAACGATACAATTGGGTTGATACCCTTCTTGTATAGTTCGTCGCGATTTGCTTGGCTTGGATTATAAAACAACTTGATTACATTTCTCAATTGACCACGATTGAATCCAGCTGGTGAGAACCATGGATCACGATCAGAATCCGTACGAGCGCATAGACCAGCAACGTCGCCATTACATGGAATCCAACGATAAGTATCGTTATATTTGTCGTACTGATATTTCCAATTGCCATCTAGCACAGCGTATGAAGTTGAAGGGAGTGCATCGCGATAGTTGATAACTGATGTTACTGTGCAAGCACTAACCATATTTGCATATGGTGGAGAAATAAAGCCAACAGCATCGCGGCGATTTGACACGATATCGATAACTCTTTCTGCAACTGTTTCGTTACCACCGCCAGTCATTACAAGAGATATATCAACATTTTCTGTTGATCTAAATTGCTCGTATGCTGTTAACACGTTTCCATCAACCACTGTACCATCTGTACCACGTGAGAACGAAATCGTTAGATTTTCGCCTTCAAACGCATGCGTTGAGTTAGCTGTGACACCCCATGTGTCGTTATTTTGACCCAATGCATAAACATATCGTGATTTGCGATAGAGAACTTCACGATAGTAAATACTATTGCCAGACTCGTCTTTTGCATTTGTTGCTTTTGAAACATTTGCGAAACGCTCTAAAACCGTGTTTGGTGTTCCGCTGAATAGACCGTCTTCATCAACGACTGCGATATGCATTTCGTCATTAGCTGCGTCATATGCATTTGCTGCAACCCAAGTTGAAGTACCTGGAGGACCATCAAAGAATTGACTATATTCTGCGGAACCAAACACTGAAGCGTTTGCATTTGCAATCAATACAATCTTGAGCGAGTTACCGCGAGCACCAGGACAACGTGCGGCAAACGCAATATCTGAGTTAGATGCAAGATGGAATGATGTGAAATAATGATCTTCACTCTTTACTTTCACATTCGATGCACAACTTGCTGGATCAACGTTGAGTGCAACAGCAGAATTCTGCGTTGCTGCACCAGCGCGTGATACGAAAAGACTGTTGCTGTATGAGAGAAAGTTTGCAGCAGTGAAGAATGTTAAGAATGTGTTGGCATCTGGTCTACCATATACCTCTACGAGCTCATCTTCTGAAGAAACTTGGCGGAGTACGTCGATCGGACCCCACTGAAATGCGCCAGCAATTGCGCCAGTGGATGACGAAACTGCTGGAACAACTGTAGTTGCATCAATTTCAGATACATTCACGCCTGGTGATACTTGAAAAGCCATGTTTTTTGCTCCTATAAATGGAGATTGAGTAATCTACCTCAATATTTAGTAAAACTGGGTTTTGACTAAACAGGCTTCCATAAAGCCCCATCTTCGACAAATGCCCCATCATTATGATCTATATCGATATGTCCACCAAGAAAAGTCGGCAATTGTTCATCCTCGATTTGTTGCATTTGCTCTTGGTGTAATTTTTGTTTTATATTAATATTTGTAAGTTCAGAGAAAAATGACTGGTTTGTCATCCATGAAAATAGAACGAGAGTCATTACAAGATCGTCATGCGACCCATCTTCAGCCTCAAAACTTCCACCTTTTGCAATAAAAGTCGAGAGTTCAGAGATTGTATCGAAGTCTTGAATAATAATTTTTTGATTTTCAATCAATCCTTTCATCAAAGAACAGCCGAGCCTCTTGACTGATTTAGTTGTTCGAACACCTCTGGTTGATTTGTTTCCATATCCCCATGTCAATGCAATCTTTCCTTTTAGATCTACAGTAGAAAGAATATTTTCGTATTCATAATCTTCGAATAAAGAGTCAACAATCTGTTGACCATTATCATTTATTTCTATTAGAGCATAGGCTTGATTGTAATAGTCGCCGATGCGCTTTATAATCGATGGATAGACTAGTGGGCTAATATTATTATCTTTATAAGAACAAACCTGTCGATATGGAATCGACGTGACATCGATTACACTAAATGCAGAGTAGTCTAATCCCTTACCACGAGAGGTGTCGACAATAATCGTATAGATATGCTCAGGAATTGGAGCTTGATAAATTTTGATTCCATTCTCAGTAAGATGCTGTGGCTTTACAAACGCAAGAGATTTGAGTGCAGCTGAAGTCAATAATGTTCCCGCAGATCCTATAAACTCGCATTCCATTTCTTGAAGAAACTTTTCATCACCAAGAACTCGACGCTGTTCATTAGCCCATGCTTGGTCGCGACCTGGAACTTGACGCCAATTGGCTTCAATATATTTGAATCCATTTTGACCTTCAATCGCTTCTGTCCACATACGATAATAGTGATTCATTCCACATGGTGTAGAGGAGATAAGAATTTTAGATTGAGTGCCAGAAGAAATTGTTGGATAAACAGAAGTGAAAAATTCTTCTGCGATATTGCTTGGTACAAATGCGAACTCGTCAAGATATAGAAGAGAGATAGAAAAACCACGAATCGTATTTGATGCAGTAGAAGTTGCCATTACACGACAATTATTTTCAAGTTCAATATCGCCTTTATTCCAAACACGAACACCTTGTTGAAGCCACAATGGTAATGCTTCATATGCGATTTTGATGCGACTTAAAATTTCTCTTGCAGTTGGTGCTTTGTTTGCAAGAATTGCGACAAATTTATCTTCATTGAATAAAGTATACCAAAGAATATATCCAACTACCATAGTGGTTTTACCCACCTGACGACCAGCCTTTACAATCACACGACGACTGTCATTAATGTCTTGTACTGCTTGTCGTTGAAATGGATATAAAGAAATCTGAACAAAACCTTTGTCAAGAGTAATAATCTTAACATAGTTTTCAATAAAATAAATTGGATCCTGTGCACAACGCACATATTCGCGCACTTGATCTTCTGTAAGATCTAAAACGACGTTCGTTCTTTTTAAATTCGGATTAGCAAGATAATTCTTTATTACATTACGCATTGTCATGTTTTTTATACAATTCTATTCGGCAGATTCATTCTTAAGTTTCTTGAGTAAATCTGCAGTCGAACCAACAAACACAGCCTTGTCTACGTTGATGTTTGTTGGTGCAACTTCTTTCGGCTTCAATTCTTGTTTCTGCTTTTGTAAAATCATAAGTTTCTCTGTTACATCAGAGAGATTTTTAATCATATTTGCAGCAACTTCATATGCGCGAGGATGCTGAGACTCTTTGGCAACTTCTAAAATGCCATCAAGAGCCTCATTACCTCGTTCAATTAGATTATAATAATTTGCGCGTGAATAATGTGCATCAGGATCATCTTCCTGAGACTGATGAATGGTGATCGGCTTGTCATCTTTTTTGACAGCAGGCACATAATCAGTGTTCAACAGTTCTGCAAGATTTTTATCTACTTCACTCATAAAATAATATTAGCAAAATGTTAATTTAATCTTGCAACAGTCAAGAATGATCCATTTTCATTCACAATTGTAAATTCAACAACGTCTTTATCTCCAGGACCACCGCGTGGATCTGTTACACCAGCCCAGTAAATAGTTTGCGCTTGACCATTGATTTGAACACCATTTGGAAGATATGGAGCCGCACCCTGTTTAATAATCAACGTCATAGAAACAGAATTATCCACTGGTATTGTTATATTGGTAAAGTTAGCAGTAAAGTTAGCACTTGGTGATGAGTGAACAAAGACTAGACCCTTTGAACAATCATGCGTTACAGTTGCTGTTGCACCAGACAATGAATTAGACGAAACTATAGTAGTTTTGACATTCAAATTATTAGTTGTTACACTTGAGAATGTTACAGGATCAGCAACGTTGAGTGACTGATTATAACTTCCTGCAGGTCCTTGTGGACCAGATGGACCTTGCGGACCAACAACACCTTGTGGACCCTGTGGACCAACAACACCTTGCGGACCTTGTGGACCGATGTTACCAGTCAATCCTTGATTACCTGCAGGACCTTGTGGACCTTGTGGACCAAAGACACCCTGCGGACCTTGTGGACCTTGCGGACCAGTGTTACCAATTACACCTTGTGGACCTTGTGGACCCTGCGGACCAACAACACCTTGTGGACCTTGTGGACCCTGCGGACCAGTGTTACCTGTATCACCTTTATCACCAGTTCGTGCAAAAGTGATTGCAAGATCCTCATTGTTTGCGAGGGTTGATATGCTGCCACTGACCCAAGAGCAAGTAACTTCAAAATAACCAACCTTATCAATAAGTGAATTGATAATAAACAATCCAAATTCATTTGGATTTGCTGGCTTGGAAACTTTAAAGTGTCCCTTGATTGTACTCGTGCTATCATCAATTGTCGTCAAGAAATTGAAGATATTTGTTGCATTGTCATCAAGGTAATCAATAAAGAGTTTTGTTGCAGTAGAAATTGTTGCAGCATTGAAACGAATTCTTCCCTGTCCAGGATCAGCATCAGCGGTAGCTGAATCATAAGTGTAATCAAACGTTGCACCACCAAATGAACCAGCAGGACCTTGCGGACCAGTCACACCTTGTGGACCTTGTGGACCAACAACGCCTTGTGGACCCTGCGGACCTTGTGGACCTTGTGGACCTTCAACGCCTTGAGGACCTTGTGGACCCTGTGGACCAACAACGCCTTGAGGACCTTGTGGACCCTGTGGACCAACAACACCTTGCGGACCCTGTGGACCTTGCGGACCTTCAACGCCTTGAGGACCTTGTGGACCAACTACACCTTGTGGTCCCTGTGGACCTTGTGGACCGACAACACCCTGCGGACCTTGAGGACCTTGTGGTCCCTGTGGACCGTCAACACCCTGTGGTCCTTGAGGACCTTCTGGTCCCTGTGGACCTTGAGGACCATCAACGCCTTGTGGACCCTGTGGTCCTTGAGGACCTTGCGGACCTTCAACACCTTGTGGACCTTGCGGACCAACAACGCCTTGTGGACCTTGCGGACCTTGTGGACCCTGTGGTCCCGCAACATTGGATACACCAGCTGGACCAGATGGACCCTGTGGACCAAATACACCTTGAGGTCCTTGAGGACCAGCAACACCAGTATCACCTTTGTCACCAGTGCGAGCAAAAGTAATCAATACATCAGCATCGTTGGCGAAAGATGATGGCGGAACTGGAACAAAACTTCCTGAAACATAAGAACAATCAACTTCAAAGTATGTTGTCTTATCAACAAGATTATTGATTACAAATAATCCAAATGAATTTGTATTTGCCTTACTTGCAATCTTGAAGTGACCCTTGATTGCTGATGTTGAGTCATCAATTGTTGCTAAGAAGTTGTAGACATTTGTACCATCATCATCAAGATAGTCAATCCACAACTTTGTTGCAGAAGTCATTCCAGTATTGTTGATTTTTAATCTGCCCTGACCAGGATCATTGTCACTAGTATTTGAGCTGAAAGTATAATCAAAAGTTGCACCACCAAAACCACCTTGTGCACCAGTTGGACCTTGTGGACCTTGTGGACCCTGTGGACCAACAACACCTTGTGGACCTTGCGGACCAACAACGCCTTGAGGACCCTGCGGACCTTGCGGACCTTCAACACCTTGTGGACCTTGTGGACCCACAACACCTTGCGGTCCTTGTGGACCTTGAGGACCTTGCGGACCCTGCGGACCTAAGACACCTTGTGGACCTTGTGGACCAACAACACCTTGCGGTCCTTGTGGACCTTGAGGACCTTGCGGACCAGCAGCACCAACTTCGCCCTTGTCACCAGTACGAGCAAATGTAATTACGATATCTTCACCATCATTAAAGGTGCTTGTGCTACCTGAAACATAAGCGCAATCAACTTCGAAATAACCAGTTCTATCTAACAATGCACTGATTGTATAAAGAGCAAATTTTGCTGAGTTTGTTTTATTACTGATGCGGAAGTGACCCTTGATCGTTGATGTTGAATCATCAATTGTTGTCAAGAAGTTTTGTAACTGCGTTCCATTATCATCCAAATAATCAATATACAATTTATCAGCATTTGTGATTGTTGTATTATTCAAACGCAATTTGCCAGTTCCAGGATCAGTTGCGAAATCAT